GATGAACCAGGCGATCCAGCCCAGCACCTCCGTCAGCGGCGCCGGCACGGCCGGGAAGCCGGGCATCGGCGGGAGCAGGTGCGCGAGCGCGACGATCAGCGCGGCGAGCGCGGCGACGATCCCGTTGACCGCGGCCATCAGCGCGTCGGCCACCAGGGCGCCGAGCTGCTTGATCCAGCAGAGGATTTCCTCGAGTAGCCCGATCACAACTCGTCGAGTCCGTCCGCGGGCTGGCCGGCCCAGTCGAGCCTGAGGAACTTCGCGGCCACGAACCAGATAGCCGAGGCCCACATGAAGAACGTGAGCAGCGTCCGCATGGTCGCCATGTAGGGCGACCACCAGCCGAGGTCGACATGCATCGTCGTGTCGAGCCCGGCCGCCGGTGCCTTCATCGGCCAGTCGATCACGGGCGCGGTCGGCGTCACGTCGAACAGCCCGACCGCCTGCTGCAGCCAGGAGAACGCGCCGAAGGGGAACTTGCTGCCGAGGTCCATCCCGAGCAGCGGCGAGAGGTCGATCCCGCGCACCGAGCAGGGGCAGTCGGTGCCGCCGGCGCCGGGAGGCGCCCCGGTGCTACCGCCGTCGACGGGGGGGACGCTGGTGGGGTTGACGTAAAGGGTGATTGCGGCGCCGCGCTTGATCTTGGTCGCGGTCGGCGGCCAGGCGGCCGGGTAGATCGCGCTCGTGCCGGTTGCGGTGCCGACCGTGGTCTGTATCCGGGTGACGGCGTGCGGCCCAACCTGGACATCGGCGTTTGTGTCGTCGAGGTAGACGTAGGTGATCGAGCCGAGCCAGCCGAGGTCGACCAGGCGCGCGACGTAGTCGTCGTAGGTTTCGTTGCCGCCCGGCCGCGGGAGGGTGAGCGGCATCTCGGCAGGGTCGGGGTTGAGCGTGAAGGTGAGCGGGTCGGTCTTGGGGATCGCGGCGCCCGCGGTGTGGTCGGCGCTGATCACGGCGTCGGCCGGCTTGGTCGCGTCGGCGCCGGCGAAGGTGCCGGGGATGAAGGTGCGCGTGCCGGTGTGGCCGGCGCTGTCGAGCGCCGCGACGCACACGGCGACAAGCGCGCCGATGCAGTCGGGCATCGTGACCGTCACGAGCGGGTTGAGCACGGCGCCGCTGTTGTCGGGAGCGTTCGCGCCCCCCGTGCAGTAGCTCGCATCGAGGCGGCAGTTGAGGTCGACCTGGGCCTGGACCTGCGCCGCCGTGAGCGGGTTGCCCGAGGCATCGGCGAAGTTGTGCGACGAGTCCATGGTTGCGACCGGCGCGCCGAGCGAGGCGCGGGCCGCGGCCAGGTCGCCCGCGGTCATGGTCGGCGGCGTGTACGAGCTCGCGCTGTGCGGCAGCGTCGCGTACTCCGCGGCGTTCGAGGGCTGCCGCGTCGCCTCCATCCCCGCGTCGCTGACCGAGCGCATGATGCAGGGACTCCCGCAGCTGAGCCCGACCGGCGTCCAGGTCACTCCCGGCAGCGAGGCCGCCGCGACCGCGTTCACGTCGGAGGCGAAGAACGCTGGCGTGCTGGCCGTGCCGATGGTGCTGCCGTAGGTGCCGCCGTCCTTCTGCGCGGCGAGCCGGTACCCCGAGCCGCTGATCGGGCCGCCGAACGGTCCGATGCTGGTGCTGTGCTGCCACTGCAGCGCGGTGACATGGCCCGCGCTCGTCCACGCGCCGACCAGGAACTTCTCGTAGATCGCCGTGCCGATCTTCCAGCCGAGGTAGCCCGCGCCGGCCGCGAGGCCGATGGTCGTCAGGCTGCCCCCGATGGTGGGGAGGCGCCGTGCGGCCACTTCGGCGGCTTCTTCCGCGACGGCCCCCGCGCTGTAGCTCGATCCGGGCACGAGCGGCGTGGGCGAGGCCGGGATCGTGTCGGGCACGTTGAGCAGGCTGGTCAGCGGGGTGTCGTTGGCCGACTGCGCGTAGGGGGCAGTCGAAGGTGCGTAGCCGGCGTGGGCCGCCCCCGGGATCAGAAGGCCGGCCGCGAGCGCGGCCGCTACCAGTCCGAGTGCGAGGGCGACCCGTTGCACGTCATCGCCTAGCGGCTGATGGAGGTCGCCTTGCGGCGGCCGATCCAGCCCTTGATGAAGCCGACGCCGATGGCGAACGCGGTGAACGCGGCGGCGTAGGGCAGCACGGCAGACAGCTGGGTCCCGACGTTGCTGAGGATCGTGTCGCCGTAGGCCGACGGGTCCACGGTCGGGACGGTCGGCGGGGTCGTGACGGCAAGCGCCGAGCCGGCCGTGACCATGACGGCCGCGACGGCGGAGCTGCCGGCGATCAGGATGCGGTTCTTCATGGGAAACGCTCCTTTCGTCGCGACTGTCGTAGGCCGTCGCTCGCCCATGGGGACAGCTAGCGCCCGAGGAACCGTCGCCACCACTCGACCCAGCCGAGCGCGAAGTCCGCGACGATCATCAGGAGGAACCCGAGCGCAAAGAAGTTGAAGGCCTGCTGCATGCCCTGGTCGATCACGCGTTGCCCCCGGAGCTACCCCAGGTGAACACGCGGCGCCAGGCCGGCGCGATGATGGCGAGTAGGCCGAACCCGACCAGGGCCCAGATGCCCCACCAGGTCAGGTCCAGCCTGTCGCTCGTCGTCTCGTCCAGGGCCACCGTTCCCGAGACTGGAGCGCCTGCCTGAGCCGCGAGCGTGGCGTCGAGCTCGTCGAGCTTGGCGCCGTTCGCGGTCAGAGTCGTTTGCAGGGTGTCCAGCCTGCCGGCCAGGGCCAGGCAGGAATCGTCGGTCGGCGGACACGCCGGCGGGTCCGCGAGCGCAGAGGGCGCGAGGGCGCCGAGCGCGAGCGCGGCTGTGAGGCCGGCGAGGGTCGTGCGTCTCATCCAAGAGGCTCGCGGACGGTCTGGCCGACACCTGGACGCTCTTGGGCGCAGGGACCTCGGCTGCTATCGCGGCGAGCGGCTACAGATTGCCGTCTCGCCGCTGGCGTTGCCTGACACGTTTGGGGTGACCCTCTGGCCCCCGGCGTGAGCGCCGGATTTTCGCAGGCGTGTCAAGCGCCCCCAATTCGTTGGGGGAACCTCGTCAGGCGTTCGGGGTCGCTTGACACGTCTGCAAGGCTGTCGGCCGTCCGGGGGCCAGAGGGTTTGCGCGAGCGCCACTTGGCAAGCCGCCAGCGGCAGCGGTCCGAGCAGTAGCGCTGCGTTGCCTGCGCCGGCACGAACAGTCCGAAGCAGCTGGGGCACTCGCGCCAGAGCGCGCCGCACTCGCGGCAGCGGTGTTCACTCATGCTTGCCGGAGAGGCTCTCGATGGCGGCTTGCCGCGCGTCGCGTACCTCGCGGATGGCGTCGGCGATCCGCTGTTGCAGGCTCGCGCGCAGCATGCGGTAGTGCGACTCGCAGAAGCCGCCGCGTGCGTACTGCGACTCGTTCGGGCAGCCGTCGACGAAGCACTTCATAGCGACCTCCGATGATGGTTGAAGGTGGCCGTGCACGCACGGCCCCGGAAGAGCTTTTCTGCCCCCCCTTGGACCCCCCCGCTCTTTCGAGAGGGCCAGCGTCGTGGCTCCGGTCATTAGGCATCCCTCGGTACGTCCGCGCGCGGAGTCCACTCATCCCACACGCCGTACCACGCCTTAAACGTGGGCAGGGGGCCACTAGCCGTCTGACGGTCGTGGCTCTCGCGGGCGAGGCGAGGTTCGTTGCGCGGGGTGGTCCGATGGGTCGAGCTAGTGACGCGGCGGCGCCGCCGGCCGGCGGGAGCAGTCGCGCTGGTGCGGCCTGTCGAAAGCGCCGCACTCGACGCACGCGAACCGGAGCCGCGTGCGAGCTGGCAGCCGCCGGGCACGGCGGCGAAACACTCTGCGCCTAGCCATTTCCCGGCAGGTCGCTGGTCGGGCCGGCGCCTCGCAGGGCGTCAGCGGGGCTTACAGCGCGCCGGTTTTGCCCGAGCGCGCGTGGGTTGCGCCCGTAGGCGCGCATCGACCGGTCCCGGTCCCTTTTCTGCTTGGGGGTCCCGGTGGCCCTGTTACGCTGCGATTGCTTCACGGCTTACCTCCGTGGAGTCAGAGACGGGGGCGCTACGAACGCCGCTCGTCTCACCCTTCCGCCTCATGCGGAAGGGCAGGTGGAGTTTCGTTCGTCCCTCGGACGTTGCTTCCTCCGCGTCGCCCGCCCCCACTGACCTGTCAGTGGGCGGGCGGCCGCCGGCGGGCAGGAGCTCGACCTCGGTGCCGGCGAGGTCGCCCTCGGCGAGGCCGTGGAACAGGCCCCAGGTGTCGTAGAGGTGCCGGTGCCAGGAGAGGAAGTACCGCTCCAGCTTGACCGCCTGGACGCGCTGGCCCTGCTGGCCCAGGTGGGCGGGCACCCAGAAGGCGAGGAAGAGGGGCCACGGCGTCAGCCGCAGGCCGAGCACGCGCTGTTGCTCGCGCTGGTTCTGCAGCCGGATGTGAAAGTTCGCGACGCGCCGCAGGGCGGCGTCGGTGTTGTCGGCGTGCTGGCTGAGCAGGTAACCGACGAACCCGAGCTTGCGCAGCTGCGTGGCCCACTTGAGGATCTCGTCGCGGCCCTCTTTACGCCAGTCGCGGTTATTGAGGTCGTTGTGGCCCTCGTCCCACACGAACACCGCGCGGGCTTCGCCGGTCCCGGGGACGCGGTAGCGCATGGCCTTGGCGAGGTCCTCCTCGAACACGTAGTGCGCCCGGAGCTTCGCGGCCACGTTGCGTCGGGTGACCGGGAGCGCGTACCAGAAGTAGTGCCGGGCGACCCTCTCCGCCCAGTCGTCGTACAGCCGCACGTTCGTGATCGCGTACTGGCCGGCCAGCGTCGCGGCGACGATCTTCCGCACCCCGAACAGGCTCTTGCCCGAGCCCATCGGCCCGGTCACGTAGTTCAGCCCGCCGCCGACCCTCACGAGAGCCCCTTGGCCCATCTGAGCGCCAGAGCCACGCCGAACCAGGTGAGCCAGGCGGTGAGGAAGAACGCGAGCATGAGCACGAGCTGGTGCACGGG